GAAGAAGACAACTTTGCCCCTAATATTATTTTGCTCAATACGTACAAGAAGCGGGTTGAGTTTCCCGAGCTAAAGCGAGACGTGCTCAGAGAGTACAACGAGTATGAGCCTGACTCACTGATCGTAGAGAAGAAGGCGTCCGGTGCGCCGCTAATCTATGACCTAAGAGCGATGGGCATACCGGTGCAAGAGTTCACACCGGGTAAGGGCCAAGACAAAATTGCCCGCTTGAACTCAGTCTCAGACATAATTGCGAGTGGGAAAGTGTGGATTCCGCAGACCCGCTGGGCAGAAGAGTTAGTAGATGAAGTTGCAGCATTTCCGTCAGGCGAGCATGATGACTTGGTTGACTCAACAACTTTAGCGCTTATGCGCTTTCGTCAGGGTGGGTTTTTGCGCTTACCAAGCGATGAGCCTGAAGAGATTCAATGGTTTAAAAGCCACCGCCGTGAGCGGTTCTATACAGTTTAAGGATAAATTATGGCAACGAATTCAGTAGACAAAGGTTTGTACGCAGCCCCCTTGGGTATCGAAGAAGATATGGGTATGGCCCCAATAGAGATTGAGATTGAAGACCCTGAAGGCGTGCGTATTGCTATGGGTGGTATTGAGATTGAACTAGAACCCGGCAAAAAAGAAACAGATGAAGACTTTGATGCCAACCTTGCTGACTTCATGGACGACAGTGCGCTTGACTCTCTTGGTGGTGAGTTGGTTGCTGACTTTGACAAAGACATTGGTGATCGCAAAGATTGGATCAGAACCTATGTTGACGGCTTAAAGTTATTGGGTTTGAAGTACGAGGAAAGAACAGAGCCATGGGCCGGTGCTTGTGGTGTGTTCCACCCCATGCTCACTGAGTCTGTTGTGCGTTTCCAAAGTGAAGGCATCATGGAGACGTTCCCCGCCGCTGGCCCCGTAAAGACGCAAATCTTGGGGAAAGATACTCCCCTAAAAGAAGAAGCATCTGCTCGCGTAAGAGAAGACATGAACTACCAACTCACTGAGGTGATGGTTGAGTATCGTCCAGAGCATGAGAAGTTATTGTGGAATTTACCGTTGTCTGGATCGGCGTTTAAGAAGGTCTACTATGACCCAAGCATTGGACGTCAGGTTGCAATGTTTATCCCCGCAGAAGACATTGTTGTACCCTACGGCGCATCTAACTTAGAGCGTGCCGAGCGCGTTACGCACGTGATGCGTAAGACTGAGAATGAGATTCTTAAACTGCAAGAGGCTGGGTTTTACAGCGACGTAGAGTTGGGTGAGCCGTCCGGTGAGCTTGATGATATTGAGAAACAGAAAGCTGAAGAGACGGGCATGTCCGCTCTGCAGGATGAGCGGTATCGCATACTTGAGATGCACGTTGACCTTGACTTGAAGGGTTACGAGCATGAAGATAAAGATGGTGAGAAGACGGGCATAGCACTGCCGTATGTTGTAACTGTTGAGAAAGCGACAACTAAGATTCTTGCCATTCGCCGCAATTGGTATGAGGATGATGAGTTGCACATCAAGCGCCAGCACTTTGTACATTACCAATATATACCGGGGTTTGGCTTTTATGGATACGGACTCATTCACCTTATCGGCGGATATGCGAAGAGCGCGACCATGCTCATCAGGCAGCTCGTTGATGCAGGTACGCTCAGTAATTTACCGGGCGGACTCAAGTCTCGAGGACTCCGTGTCAAGGGTGACGATACCCCTATCGCACCGGGCGAGTTTCGTGATGTTGACGTACCCAGTGGATCAATCCGAGACAACATTTTGCCGTTGCCTTACAAGGAACCCAGTCAGGTTCTCTTTGCCTTGTTCCAGAACATTGTGCAAGAGGGTCGTCAGTTTGCTTCCGCAGGAGATATGAAGGTTAGTGACATGAGTGCGCAAGCACCCGTGGGTACAACTCTGGCTATTCTTGAGCGCACACTTAAAGTGATGGGCGCAGTGCAAGCACGTATGCACTACTCGATGCGTCAAGAGTTCCGTCTGTTAAAAGCCATCATCGCTGACTACACACCAGAAGAGTATGACTACGAGCCAGTCGATGGCTCACGTCGTGCTAAAAAGTCTGACTACGACATGGTTGCTGTGATCCCCGTAAGCGATCCAAACGCCGCAACGATGGCGCAGAAGATTGTGCAGTATCAAGCTGCACTGCAGTTAGCGCAGACAGCACCACAACTGTACAACTTGCCACTCCTGCACCGTCAGATGATCGAGGTGTTAGGCATTAAGAACGCAGCTAAGTTAGTGCCTATTGAGGACGATGCCAAAGCTACAGACCCAGTGCAAGAGAACCAGAACGTGCTGACAGGTAAACCTGCAAAAGCGTTTATTGAGCAGGATCATCAAGCGCATATTGCTGTACATACAAGCATGCTTCAGAACCCCAAGATCATGGGTTTAGTTGGGCAGACTCCACAAGGTCAAGCACTTGTAGCCGCAATGATGGCGCACATCAACGAGCACCTAGCGTACGCATATCGCAAAGAAGTTGAGCAGACAGTTGGTTTGTTGCTACCAACAGAGGAGCAAGGAAAGAACATGGCTCCAGAAGTGGCTGCACAAGTTGCACAATTAGCTGCACAAGCCTCTACTCGCATGACTCAACAAGCTCAATCGCAGGCCGCTCAACAGCAAGCTCAACAGCAAGCTCAAGACCCGCTTATTCAGATGCAGCAGCAAGAGTTGCAAATTAAGATGCAAGAGCTTCAACTTAAGGTGCAAAAACAGCAAGTTGATGCGGCAGCTAAGGCTGACCAACTTCGTATCGAAGAGTCACGTATTGCGGCTCAGAAGGAAATTGCAGCTATGCAAGTTGGTGCAAGCGCAGCCGCTGCAAAAGACAAACTTCAGAAGCAACAACTTCTTGAAGGAACAAGGATTGGCGTTGATATTGCCAAGAACCGCGCTCAGATGGCCATGCAAATGGCACAAAGAACGTCCCAAAAACCTAAAAGGGAGAGAGATTGAACGACTACAAACTTTTGTCGCACATTGCCAATGAGATTGAGCGACTTAGAGCGGAACAAGCTTTTCACCTTGCCAACGGCAGAGCCGCTGACATAGAAGAGTATCGAAGTATCTGTGGGGTGATCCGAGGTCTTAACCTAGCAGAGAATGTAATCAATGACCTCGTGCAAAAAATGGAGAAATCTGATGACTGAATTTAACGTCGCTGCCGTGGACTTGTCTGGCATTCTTAATAAGACCGCCGAAGACAAAGCTAAGCAGTTGCCTGATCCTAAAACTTTTCACCTACTTTGTGTAGTGCCGGAAGCTATGGAAGAGTTTGCTGATAGTGAAGTTGGCTTAATTAAATCAAGCCAAGTCATGCACCATGAAGAAGTGCTGACTCCCGTGTTGTTTGTAGTCAAGCTTGGGCCTGACTGCTACAAAGATACCACTCGTTTCCCAAGTGGGCCGAGTTGCAAGGAGGGTGACTTTGTCATCATCCGCCCTAATTCAGGTACGCGCCTGAAGATTCATGGCCGTGAATTCCGCATCCTCAATGATGATTCGGTTGAAGCAGTCGTGGAAGACCCCCGTGGCATTACACGTGCATCATAAGGAGTAACACATGGCACAAGCTGAGTTAAAAGATGACTTTAAGTTTCCTCATGAAGCAGAGGAAGAAGCTAAGGGTAAACCCGTAGATACAGAGGACGATGGCGGATTCGAGGTAGAAATCGAAAACGACACGCCTCGTAGGGATCGTGGTCGTAAGCCTGACGAAACACCACCTGAAGACCCAACGGAAGATGAACTATCCGAATACGACGAAAGAGTTCAAGCCCGTATTAAGAAATTTACGCGTGGCTATCATGATGAACGCCGTGCCAAAGAAGAGGCATTGCGTGAACGCGAGGCGGCTGAGAAGATGACCAAGCAACTGTGGGAGCAAAACCGCAGGCTGCAAGAACAAGTCTCGCTTGGGTCAAGAGCGTACATTGAGCAGTCAAAAAGTTCCGCTGAGATGGAATTTGAGAATGCTAAGAAGAAATACAAAGAGGCTTATGAGTCTGGAGATTCCGATGCTGTGGTAGAAGCACAAGCAGACGTTTCGCGGGCAACGCTGAATCTTGACAAGGTTCAGAACATGAGGCCTTTACAAGTTGAAGAAAATAATGTACAAATACAACAACGTAGTACGAATCAACCTTCTGTTACTCCAAAAGATGAAAGTTGGATGCAGAAAAACACTTGGTTTGGCACCGATCCTGAAATGACAGCATCCGCCCTCGGGTTGCATCAAAAGCTGGCTAAGGAACATGGTGCTAACTTTGTGGGATCTGATGACTACTACAAACGAGTAGACGCTACAATGCGTCGACGATTTCCTGAGTATTATGATGATACTCAGAGCTATGAAGATGACGCCCCTTCGAAAAAGGCATCAGAACCGGTTTACGAGGATGAACCTCCGCGCCGTGCAACAAAGCCCGCTAACGTGGTGGCCCCGGCCTCCCGTAGCACTCCGCCTAATCGTATTAGGCTGAAGGCATCCGAAGCAGCGATCGCTCGCCGTCTTGGGGTTCCTTTGGAAGAATACGCTAAACAGGTTGCTCAACTAAGAAGAGGTGAATAATGGATCAAGTACAAACGGCTACTAAAGCGCAAAACCGTTCAGCTCGTGAGCTGGACACACGCCAGATG